TGGAGTAAAAGATACTAAAGTAATATTTTATCCAGATCCAAGAGGAAGGTTTAAAGTAACTTGGACACCACAATCTCAATTACAAAATAACGTAATTTTAAAAAATGGTAGAAAATATCCTGGTAACGAGCACATGGGTAGTTTTGGATGTGATAGTTATGATATATCAGGAACAGTAGACGGTCAAGGATCTAAGGGTGCTTTACATGGTTTAACTAAATTTAGCATGGAAGATTCTCCAGCTAATCATTTCTTTTTAGAATATATAGCTAGACCACAAACTGCAGAGATATTTTTTGAAGATATATTAATGGCTTGTGTGTTTTACGGAATGCCAATACTTGCTGAAAATAATAAACCTAGATTATTATATTATTTTAAAAGAAGAGGTTATAGAGGTTTTAGTATGAATAGACCTGATAAAGTTTGGAATAAACTTTCTATAGCTGAAAAAGAGATAGGTGGAATACCTAATTCAAGTGAAGACATAAAGCAAGCTCACGCAGCGGCGATTGAAATGTATATACAAGATCATGTAGGTATATTACAAGATGGTTCACATGGTGGTATGTATTTTAACGATACACTACAAGATTGGGCTAGATTTGATATAAATAATAGAACAAAACATGATGCCTCGATAAGTAGTGGATTAGCAGTTATGGCTTGTAATAGACATTTATATAATCCAAGTAACGATAGAACAACAACGAAACTAAATATAAAGATAGCTAAATATAAACAAAAAGGAACGCTATCAAAATTAATAACAGAATAATATGGCTGAATCAATATCCAAACAACACTTTCCTAGTCAAGTAGCTAGTGACATGGAAAAAATGAGTCCAGAATATGGGCTTAAAGTGGCTAAAGCTATAGAAGATGAGTGGTTTAAAAGAGATGGTGTTGCTTATAGATTTGCTAGCAACCAAGATACTTTTAATAAACTTAGACTATATGCTAGGGGTGAACAGTCTGTACAAAAATATAAAGACGAATTATCTATTAATGGTGATTTATCTTATCTTAATTTAGATTGGAAACCAGTTCCAATTATACCTAAATTTGTAGATATAGTTGTTAATGGTATTGCTGAAAGAATTTATGATGTAAAAGCTTATTCTCAAGATCCATTTGGAGTTAGTAAAAGAACTGCATACATGGAGAATATCATGATGGATATGCAAAATAAAGAATTAAATAAGTATACTAAAGCTGCTTTTGGTGTAGAAATTATTAACACTCCAGAAGATCAACTACCTGATACTAAAGAAGAATTAGAATTACATATGCAGCTTAATTATAAACAAGCTGTTGAAATAGCTGAAGAGCAAGCTATAAATACCATACTAAATGGTAATAGATATGAATTAACTAGAAAAAGATTTTATCAAGATTTAACTATACTAGGTATTGGAGCTGTTAAAAATTCATTTAATCACTCTGAAGGTGTTAAAATTGAATACGTAGATCCAGCTGATTTAGTTTGGTCTTATACAGAAGATCCTTATTTTGATGATGTATATTATTGTGGTGAAGTAAAAACAATACCTGTAAATGAGTTAGTTAAACAATTTCCTGAATTAACACAAACGGAAATAGAAGAGATAACCTCACAGAGTTTTAGAAAAACTGGATATTACACTTCTTCAAAAGAATTCGATGAAGCTGATAAAAACCAAATCCAAGTTTTATATTTTAATTGGAAAACTTATGCCAAGGAGATATATAAAGTAAAAGAAACTGCAACTGGTGCAGCTAAAATAATAGTTAAAGATGAAAACTTTGATCCTCAGTTAGATGCTGAATTAGAGTCAAGATTTGGTAAATTAGAAAAAGCTATTGAGGTTTTATATGAAGGGGCTTTAATACTTGGATCAGAAAAATTATTAAAATGGGAATTAGCTAAAAATATGCTAAGACCTAAGAGTGATTATACTAAAGTTAAAATGAACTATAATATAGTTGCTCCTAGAATGTATAAAGGAAAAATAGAGTCATTAGTCAGTAGAATTACAGGGTTTGCTGATATGATTCAATTAACACATTTAAAATTACAACAAGTTCTCTCGCGAATGGTACCGGACGGCATATATATGGATGCTGATGGCTTAGCTGAAATAGATCTTGGAAATGGTACTAACTATAATCCACAAGAAGCTTTGAACATGTTTTTCCAAACAGGTTCGATTATAGGTAGATCATTGACATCAGAAGGTGATATGAATCCAGGAAAAATTCCTATTCAGGAAATTCAATCTGGAGCAGGGGGTCAAAAATTACAATCATTGATTCAGACATACAACTACTACTTACAAATGATAAGAGATGTCACGGGATTAAACGAGGCTAGGGATGCTAGCACACCAGACGCGAAAGCACTAGTTGGAGTTCAAAAGATGGCAGCTGCAAACTCTAACACAGCAACAAGACATATATTGCAAGCTGGTTTATTTTTAACAGCTGAAACAGCTGAAGGAGTATCTCTTAGAATATCTGATATTATAGAGTATTCACCTACTAAAGAAGCATTTATACAACAAATAGGTGCTCATAATGTAGCTACATTAGAAGAAATGGCTAATCTACATTTATATGATTTTGGTATATTTATAGAGTTAGAACCTGACGAAGAAGAAAAAGCTTTATTAGAGAACAATATTCAAATGGCTTTAACACAGCAGAGTATTGATTTAGAAGATGCTGTTGATCTTAGAATGATTAAGAATGTTAAACTTGCAAATCAACTTCTTAAAATAAGACGTAAAAAGAAGATTGAAAAGGAACAAAAATTACAGCAAGAAACTATAGAAGCACAAGCTAAAGCACAAGCAGACGCACAGAAAGAAGCTGCTCAAGCTGAAGTAGAGAAACAACAACAGTTAATTCAAGCTGAATTACAGTTGGCAGAAGGTAAGCATAAACTTGAATCACAAAAAATGATGCAAGAAGCTAACCTCAAAAAAGCATTGATGAAATATGAATTTCAGTTAAACATGCAATTAAAGCAAGCTGAAACTAGTGAAATCGATAAAAAAGAGAAATATAAAGAAGATCGTAAAGATGAAAGGACTAGAATACAAGCTAGTCAACAATCTGAATTGATCGATCAAAGAAATAGTGGTAAACCACCTAAAAGATTTGAGTCTACAGGTAATGATAACTTAGGCACAGGTTTTGATTTAGGGCAGTTTATGCCTAGATAACAATTTGTTTAATAATTTTATAATATTATATTATGGCTAAAAAAGAAGAAGCAGTAGTTGAATCTACTGAAACTAAAGAAGTAGTAGAACAAGAAGGTGGAAATATGAAAGCACCTAAAAAGACTACTAGAAAAAAAGCGAAACAGCTTACACAATTAGAACCTACTGTAACAAAAGTAGATTTAAGTGAGAAAAAAGAAGAGCAACCTAAAGATGATAACGTTGCTAAAGTTGATTTAAGTAAAAAAGAAGAGGAACCTGTTAAAGAAGAACAACCTAAAGAAGATGTTGTTGTTCAGGAGGTTAAAGAAGAAGAAGTTAAAGAAGATAAACCTGAGGAAGAAACTCCGGTTATTGAAGAAGTAACTGATGAAGAGATTGAAGAAAAAGTAGAAGAAGTAAAAGAAGAAGTTACTGAAGCTATTGAAGAAGCTAAAGAAACAGGAGAACCTTTACCGGAAAATATTCAAAAAGTTGTAGACTTTATGAATGAAACTGGTGGAAGTCTTGATGAATATGTTAAGTTAAATCAAGATTATACTAAACTTGATAATAATCAACTACTAAAAGAATACTATAAGCAAACTAAACCACATCTTGATGATGAGGAAATTAGTTTCTTAATGGAAGATCAATTTTCTTATGACGAAGAGTCAGACGAGGAAAGAGATATTCGTAGAAAGAAATTAGCGATAAAAGAGCAAGTTGCTGACGCTAAGAGCCATTTGGAAGGCTTAAAATCCAAGTACTATGCAGACATCAAAGCGGGTGTTAAGTTAACACAAGATCAACAAAAAGCAATTGATTTCTTTAATAGATATAACGACGAGCAGAAACAAGCTCAACAGAAAACGGATGTTTTTAACAAAAAAACTAATGAAGTTTTCAGCGATAAATTCAAAGGTTTTGAATATACAATCGGTGAGAAAAAATTTAGATTTAATGTTAAAGATGCAGACAAGGTTAAAAATAACCAACAGAATTTAAACAGTTTCATTAAACCTTTTTTAAATAAGGAAAATGTAATGGATAATGCTAAAGGTTATCATAAAGCTTTGTTTACTGGGCGAAACGCTGACGCGATCGCTAATCATTTTTATCAACAAGGTAAAGCAGACGCTATGAAAGAAAGTGTTGCTAAGGCGAAAAACGTAAGTATGGACCCAAGACAACAATTTACTGGAACAGTTGAAGCTGGAGGTTTGAAGGTAAGAGCGATTTCTGGTGACGATGCAAGAAAGCTTAGAGTTAAAATTAAAAAATAAGTTTAACAATTAAAAATTAAAAATTATGCCTTTTGCAAGTTCAGGGGCCGCATTGGCCCATTTAACTCCGCGTCCTAGCCAAGACGTTTATAATGATAATTATTTATCATTTGATAGCGCTACTGGTGGCGGAACATTTGCACAGCAATTTCTACCTGAAATTTATGAAAAAGAAGTAGAGAGATACGGAAAAAGAACTATCTCTGGATTTCTTAAAATGGTAGGTGCTGAAATGCCAATGGCTTCAGACCAAGTAATCTGGTCTGAACAAGGAAGACTACACGTTGCATATGACGACGGTGTAACAGGTGAAGCCTGTAATATCGCTGTTGCTGCAAGTAATACAATAACTATACCGCACACAACTGCAGAACCTAACCTAATCAAAGATCATGATACTATTATAGTAGCTAACGTCGCTGATTCAAGTGAAGTTCTTAAGTGTTTGGTAGTATCAGGTGGTGGAACAGCTACAATAACAGTTGCTCCTTATACACAAAGACGATTATCTAATGGTGATGATGGTTCTGGTACTAGTGGTGCAGTTAATTTTAGCAACGGAGATGATGTAAAAATCTTCGTTTATGGTACTGAATATATCAAAGGATCTTCTAACCTTGCTGGTTCATTAGATTCAAGATTCACTCAATATAGTAACAGACCTGCTATCTTAAGAGACAGATACAGAATCTCTGGTTCTGACACTGCTCAAATAGGTTGGGTTGAAGTTACTACTGAGAATGGAGCTAACGGATATTTATGGTACTTGAAATCTGAGCATGAAGCAAGATTAAGATTTGAGGATCAAATGGAAATGGCAATGATTGAAGGTGAGCAAGTAAGTATGCCTTCAGGTCACACATTCCAAGGATCAGGAAACTTCGCAGTTTCTGGTACTCAAGGATTATTCTCTGCTCTTGATGCTAGAGGATTAGTTTGGACTGGTACAGACTTTGACGTAATTGGTGGTAACGCTGCTCCTACGAATGGTGTTGCATACAATACTCAAAATGGTCTTACTGAATTCGATACTATTCTTCAAGAATTAGATAAGCAAGGTGCTATTGAAGAAAACATGATGTTCTTAGGTAGAGATATTTCTCTAGAAATTGACAACATGTTAGCAGCTCAAAATGCTGCAGTAATTGGTGGAACATCTTATGGTGTATTCAACAATGAAGAGGATATGGCGCTTAATTTAGGTTTCTCTGGTTTCAGAAGAGGTTCTTATGACTTCTACAAAACTGACTGGAAATACTTAAATGACTCTGTAACAAGAGGATTAATTGATGACATCGAAGGTGTTATCGTTCCTGCTGGAACTTCAACTGTTTATGATGAAAATCTTGGGAAAAATATATCTAGACCGTTTTTACACGTAAGATATAGAGCTTCTGAAGCTGATGACAGAAAATTCAAATCTTGGATTACTGGATCAGTTGGTGGTAGTTATACAAGTGACGCTGACGAAATGGTAGTTAATTTCCTATCAGAAAGATGTTTATGTGTTCAAGCTGCGAATAACTTCGTATTATTGAAAGACTAACATCATAATACTTAAAGGTAAAGGGTGCTTCGGCACCCTACACCTTTATTTTTAATAACTTTTTAATTATATTATATCATGGAAAACACAATATATATGTTGATGGGCCAAAATTCTCCGCCCGTAGTGACTATACAATCAAGACACACAAGAAGAAAACCTCTTATGTGGTTTGATAAAAAATTAGGTCATCAAAGAGAATTAAGATACGCAACTAATCAAAAATCACCTTTTGTTGATGAACAAACAGGTTATGCAACTTTGGGACATATTCAATTTAAAAATGGAACTTTAACAGTTCCTGGAAATAAACCAAATTTACACGCATTCCTACAACATCATCCAAAACTAGATAAGTTGTTTTATGAATACAAACCAATTCAAATAGCTGCAGATCAAACAGATGCTATTGAAATGGAATTTAAGGCTTTAAGTTTAGCTAAACAATTAGAAGTAGATGAACTAGAAGCTATAATGAGAGTTGAAATAGGTAGTAAAGTTAGAAAAATGTCAAGCAAAGAAGTTAAAAGAGATGCTCTGATGTTTGCTAAAAGAAAACCTGCATCTTTCATTGCATTAGCCGCTGACGAAAATGTTCAACTTAGAAACATTGGAATTAAAGCTGTTGAAGCTGATATTATCAAACTATCACCTGACAATAGAAAATTCACATGGGCAAGTAACGGTAGAAAATTATTTACTGTTCCATTCGAAGAACATCCATACTCAGCATTAGCCGCATGGCTAAAAACCGATGAAGGACTAGAAGTTCTTAAAGCATTGGAAAAAAAGTTAAAATAATTAACATTTTATAGAGGTAACCACTTCTATGAGGTGGTTACTTACTATAAATAAAAGAAATTATGGCAGTTAATATAGATACGGTTTATCAAAGAGTTTTAGCGATAGCTAATAAAGAGCAAAGAGGTTATATAACACCTCAAGAGTTTAATCTATTTGCCAACCAAGCTCAGTTAGATATATTTGAGCAATATTTTTATGATCTTAATCAATTCAGTAGAGCACCTGGTAATGATACCACTCATGCTGATATGGTGGATCTATTAAATGAAAAGATAGATATATTTGAAAGATATAGACAAAATATAACTGATTTATCTGCCGCAGGTGTTGGTACTTGGCCAGCATATTACAGAATGGGTGAAGTATATTATAAATATAATGGCCAATATCTAGAAATAGAAAAGATTGGTCAAAATGAAATTCATCATATACAGAATTCACCATTAATAGCACCTACCGTAACACGACCGTGTTATGTACAATTAACAGAAATGACTTTCCAAACTTATCCTACTATAACTGTAGAAACAGATATAGTATGTAACTATATAGCTACACCAGCTGTAGTTAACTGGGGATATGTCATTAACACAATTAATGGATCTGCTTTATATAATGCTACTACGTCTACAAATTTTGAATTACATGCATCTGAAGAAACAGAATTAGTAATTAAAATATTAGAGTTAGCTGGTATACAAATAAAACAACAAGACATATATCAAATAGCTGCTCAAGAAGAAGCACAGAAGGTACAACAAGAAAAACAATAAGATATGCCATTATTTACAGGAACTCAAGAACAGTATTATTTAAATCAACAGACTATAAATATAGATTCTACTATTGTAAGTAATAGTTACTATGTTTTAAACTTTGATCCACTACCGACTGATGAGAATCAGTTTCAAGTGTTTGTTAATAACGAGGAGATAAGCAATACCGCGTATACATATACAGCAACAGGTAGTAATGCTGGTAGATTAACATTTGGAACAGCACCAACGTTAAATGATATACATGTTGTAAGACAGTTAATAAATGATGAATCTTTAGGTAACTATCAATACATAACGTTACAAGATGCTGTGAATAACTTTATATTCTCTTATGTAGGTACAGATAAAATAATACCTAAAGTTAAAAGAGCTGATGTTTTATTTCACGCTCAAAGATGTATACAGGAATTAAGTTACGATACATTAAGATCTGAAAAATCACATGAAATAGAAGTACCTACTACTTTAAAAATGAAATTACCACATGATTACGTAAACTATATTAAATTATGTTACGTTGATAATGATGGTGTTGAAAGAATATTATATCCAGCTAGAAAAACTAATAATCCAAAAGGTATATTACAAAATGATGATTTTGATTATTTATTTGATGGAGGAGACGGTAGTTTATTAGAAAGTTCTGATTCTACTGAATGGACTAGATACCAAGCAAACAGTGGTACACCCGGTAATGATCTTGATAAAAGATATGATATAAATGATTTTGATACAGCTGAAGGAAAAAGATATGGACTATCACCTGAAAATGCACAGGTAAATGGTATATACTATATAGATCAATACAGAGGTAATATACACTTTAGTAGCACAATGAGTCAAAAAACTGTTGTGTTATATTATATAAGTGATGGAGTTGCTACAGAAGAAGATAAGTTAGTACATAAATTTGCTGAAGAAGCTTTATATAAATGGATTGCTCATGGTATATTAGCAACAAGAGCAAACGTTCAAGAGTATTTAGTAGCTAGATTCAAAAAAGAAAGATTTGCTGCTGTTAGACAAGCTAAATTAAGATTATCTAATCTTAAATCAGAAGAGCTAACACAGATAATGAGAAATAAGTCCAAAGTAATAAAACACTAAGAAATGCCGGAAATTAGTCACACTTTTACAACGGGGAAAATGAATAAAGACCTCGATGAGAGGATATTACCCAATGGTGAGTATAGAGATGCTTTAAATATACAAGTATCTGGTTCTGATGGTAGTAACGTTGGGGCTGTTCAAAATATAATGGGTAATCAATTGGCTTACCAAAAAGCTGGTAAAATAAATATAGCTGGTTCTAAATGTATTGGTGGAATAGCTGATACAGAAAATGAAAAAATATACTGGTTTATATCAGGTACTTCAATAGATGCTATTGTTGAATATAACCAAGTAAATAAAGCTGTTACTCCAGTATTAGTTGATAATAGACCTAGTGGTGTTATTACTTTAAACTTTTCAAGTTTAAATGAAGATAGAATAACTGGAGTTAATTTAATAGATGGTTTATTATTTTGGACTGATAACAAATCAGAACCAAAATGTATAAATATACAAAAGTGTAAAGATGGTACTTCAAGTTTTTCTGGACACACTCAACTTAAAGATATAGCTGGTACTTTATATAATTTTACAGAAGAAGATATTACTGTAATTAAAAAAGGACCTACAGTTGAACCAACTATAACAATGGCTAACACGAAACGTGTTACATCTAGTGGAGCTACAGGTGTTGTTAGTTCTACAGTTAATTATAATTTTGGTTATGGAAATCCAGCTGAATTAAGAGAAGTTGGTTATGCTAGTGTTAGTTTAACATTTTACAATAGCCCAACATTTAAAGCTGGTGATGTATTAATATTAAGTGCTGGTGATGATGCTAATGGATTTGATGATGAGTATCAAGTTAGATTAAGGGTTAACACAGGTTATAATTATCCAGCATCGACATTTGTTTGTACTATATTATCAATAGGAGAAAACACACCTACCACAGCTACAGAATGGACAGTTGATTTAAAACAAGATGATCCTTTATTTGAAAAAGAATTTGTAAGATTTGGTTACAGATATAAATACAAAGATGGTGAATATTCTACATTTTCACCTTTTACACAAGTAGCATTCCTTCCACAGACGTTTGAATATGATCCAGCTAAAGGATATAACCTTGGTATGGTAAATGATTTGCGTTATTTAAAAATAACTGATTTTATACCTAGTGATAGACCTAAACAAGTTGAAGAAATAGATATAGTATTTAAAAAAGAAAATGGTCAAAATATTTATGTTGCTAAAACAATAAAATGGGGTGATGCAGAATGGAGTGGAACTGGATCTTGGGAGTTAGAAACAGAAATAATATACAAAACAATTGAATCAAATCAATTGTTAAGACCTTATGATAGTGTACCGTTAAAAGCTCAATGTCAAGAATTAGTGGCTAACAGAATTGTTTATGGTAACTATGTACAAAATTTTGATTTAACAACTTCTCATAATAGTGATTTATCTCCAAAATTTGATATTAGTCCATCTGTGAGATCTAACTACACTGCTTTATCTCCAGAAAAATCCCTTAAAACACAAAGAACATATCAATTAGGTGTTGTATATAGAGATGCTTATGGTAGAGAA